GGCTAGTAGTAGTGCTACCATTAGTTTTACATCAGGCATAGACTCCACTTATAAAGAGTATTTATTTATTTTTAATAGTATTCATGCAGCTTCTAATGAATATCTTACATTTAATTTAAGTGCAGATAGTGGTTCAAATTATAATGTTACAAAGACAACAACAATGTTTAATGCATATCATAATGAAGGAGATTCAGGAGCTGGTATACAATATAGAACTGATGATGATTTAGCACAATCAACTGATTTTCAACGATTAAGAGCTGGTAGATTAGGAACTGGAAATGATGAATGTTTTGCTGGAACTTTACGTTTGTTTAATCCATCTTCTACTACTTTTGTTAAACATTTTATAGCAGAGGTTAGTAACTTAGAAAATGCTTATGAGGGACATACTTTTATAGCAGGTTATGGAAATACTACATCAGCGGTAGATGCTATACAATTTAAAATGAGTTCAGGTAATATAGATGCAGGAACTATACAAATGTTTGGGGTATTATAATGGCTAATTATAAAGATTTAAGATATAATTTTGCAATACCTAGTACAGCTGATGTAGGAGCCATGAAGTTAATTAAAACTTTAACTGCTAGTAGTTCATCAACTTTATCTTTTGTTAATGGCAGTAGTGATGTTGTATTAGATAGCACATATAGAACTTACATATTTAAATTTATAAATATACATCCTAGCAATGATGGTGGTGTTTTTGAATTTAACATGAGTGCTGACACTGGAAGTAATTATAATGTTGCTAAAACTACTACAGCATTTAGAGCATATCATGCAGAAAGCGATGCTGAAAGTCAATTTGCTTATGAAGCTGGTGGAGATTTAGCACAAGGAACAGGTTTTCAAATGTTAAATTTAGGTGATTTAGGTGGTGATAATGACCAATCATTTTCAGGTACAATGACATTATTTAATCCATCATCAACAACATTTGTAAAACATTTTACAAGTGAAGCAAATAATTCTAGAAGTATTGATTACACATACCATAGTTTTATAGCAGGATATGGTAATACAACTAGTGCTGTAGATGCTATACAATTTAAAAATTCATCAAATAACATAGATTCTGGAACAATAAAAATGTATGGAATAGTATAATGGCAAATTATTCAGATATAAAATATAATATGACTCTTTCAAGTAATGTTACAGGTGGGGGTAGTATGGTGTTATTATCTACCCAAACTGCTAGTAGTTCAGCAACTGTTTCTTTTACAAGTGGTATAGATTCTACTTATAAGGAATATGTTTTTGTAGGAACAAATATACATGCAGCATCAGATGGAACAGTTCTAACTGTAGGTTTTAGAGATGGTGGCAGTGATTATGATGCAACTAAAACTACAACATCATTTAGAGTTTATCATGATGAAGGAGATAGTCAAACTGCTGTTGCGTATGTTGCCTCTCAAGATTTAGCACAAGGAACAGGTTTTCAACCTATTATTATTGATATGGGAACCGATAATGATCAAAGTGGTTGTTTTAGATTACATTTGTTTGATCCATCTTCCACTACATTTGTAAAAAATTTTACATCAACAATGCAAAATTATCACAATGCTGACTTATCTAATCAATTATACGTAGGTGGATATTGTAATGTTACAGCCGCTATTGACGGGGTGCAATTTAAAATGTCTTCTGGTAATATAGACGCTGGAACAATTAAAATGTATGGAGTTAATTAATGACTATTCAAGTATGCAATGACAGATCCTTGGCATCAATCACAAGTTTACCTTCAGGAGTATCTGGTAGTAGCTTAGTATTATTAGAAACACAAACTGTTAGTTCTAGTTCAACAGTTAGTTTTACATCTAATATAGATTCTACTTATAAAGAGTATGTATTTAAATTTATAGATATTCACATGGCAACTTCAGACGCTTCATTTACTGTAAATTTTAGAGATGGTGGGAGTAATTATGATGCAACTAAAACAACAACATTTTTTAGAGCATATCATAATGAAGGTGGCAGTGCTCAAGCATTAACTTATTCATCAAGTGCTGATTTAGCACAAAGTACATCTGCTCAAGCAATAATAACTTCTAATGGAACAGATAATGATATGTCAGCTAGTGGTACATTACATTTATTTGATCCTAGTAGTACTACTTTTGTAAAACATTTTACAAGTGATTGTCATGTTTATCATAAAGATGATTATTCACAAAGATTATTGGTTGCTGGATATGCTAATGTTACAGCTGCAATAGATGGAGTTCAATTTGGATCTAGTTCAGGAAACATAGATGCTGGAACAATAAAAATGTATGGAGTTGTGTAATGTCAATAGTATCTTATAACAACAGAAGTATAAAAGACATTACAGCTATACCTGGGGCAGCTAAATCATTAACACATATTAAAACTTTAACTGCTAGTTCTGATAGTACATTAGATTTTGTTGATGGTAGTAGTGATGTAGTGTTAGATTCTACTTACCCTATATATTTATTTAAATTTTTTAATTTGCACCCTGCAACCGATAACGTAAATTTTACTTTTCAAGCAAATGTTTCTGGAGCAAGTGGATTTAATGAAACTATGACCACAACAAATTTTAGAGCATATCATAGCGAAGATGGTAACTATGCAGCCATAGAATACAATACTGCTGATGATCAAGCACAAGGAACTAGTTATCAAATACTTTCTGAAGGTAATGATAACGATAATGATAATGGTTTAAGTGGAGAATTAACTTTATTTAATCCAAGTTCTACAACTTTTGTAAAACATTTTGTAAGTAGATGCTGTACTTATAATCATGGTATTGTTGGTATGGAAGATGAATTTGTAGCTGGATATTTTAATGTAACAGGGGCTATTGATGAAGTTTCTTTTAAAATGTCATCTGGTAATGTGGATGCTGGAACAATAAAAATGTATGGGTTAAAGGATTCATAATGAGTTTAGTATTTCTTAATGACAGAGCAGTAAGATCAGCAACAGCCTTTGGGTCTTTGAATACTGGATCTATGGTGTTTATTAAAAAACTGACTGCTAGTTCTAGTTCTACTTTAACTTTTCATAATGGAACTTCAGATGTAGTATTAGACTCTACATATAAAGAATATCTTTTTACTTTTAAACACATACACCCTTCTGCAGAATCAGATTTATTATTTCAAGCAAATGTTTCTGGAGGTGCTGATTTTAACGAAACAATAACAAGTACATTTTTTAGATCATATCATAATGAAGCTGGCAGTGATACTACATTAGCCTACGTTGCAGGATTAGATCAAGCTCAAGGCACAGGATTTAGTACACTAACCGATGGAATAGGTTCAGCATCAAACACTGTAAACAATGATGATAATGCTTCTGGTTATTTACGTTTATTTAATCCAGCTTCCACCACATTTGTAAAACATTTTATAGGAGTTACAAATCAACAAAATCCAGCGGTTTATTCTGTTAATAATTATTTTGCAGGATATTTTAATACAACATCTGCAATTGATGAGATACAATTTAAAATGGCTTCTGGCAATATAGACGCTGGGGATATTTGCCTTTACGGAATACTATAAAAATGATACATAAACACAAAGGAGAAAACTATGCCAAGATATCATAATATAAACGGTAACAAAGTACAGTTTACAGCAGCTGAAGAAACAGCTAGGGATAACGAAGAAGCAGCTTGGGCTAATGCAGCCCCTGCTAGAGCTTTAGCTGACCTTAGACAAAGAAGAAATAGACTTCTTGCTGAGACTGATTACTTAGCTTTATCTGACAACACTCTATCTAATGATATGAAAACATATCGTCAAAATCTTAGAGACTTGCCTGATGGTAAAGATACTGTTGAAAAATGTGAAAATGCTACGTGGCCAACTAAACCATAGTAGAGCATAGGTATATACTATGTTACAAAAGGTAAAGTTTGCTCCAGGATTTAATAAACAAGTCACATCAACCGGTGGTGAAAGCCAATGGGTTAATGGTGATAACGTACGTTTTAGATATGGCTCACCTGAAAAAATAGGTGGTTGGGCACAATTAGGTTCTGTTGAAATGACAGGACGTAATACAGCTATTCATCACTTTGTTAATACATCAGGTATCAAGTATGCAGCATTAGGAACTAGTAGTATTTTATATGCATACTCTGGAGGTATCTTTTATGATATTCACCCTATCAAATCTACAACAACTTTAACAAGTGCATTTTCTACAACTAACGGATCCGCAGCTGTAACTTTAACTTTTTCTTCCGCACACAATATGAACAAAGGTGATATTATATTATTAGATAATTTTTCATCTATAACAAATTCTAATTTTGCATCTGGAGATTTTACAGATATAAAATTTATGGTAACATCAATACCTACTGATACTACTTTAACTATAACCATGGGATCTAATGAGTCTGGATCAGGAGCTTCTACATCTGGCGGTATTAGAGTTAGACATTATTATCCAGTTGGACCTGCAGTAGAGACTGCAACAACAGGTTGGGGCCTTGGATCATGGGGTGGTGTACAACAAGGACAATTTACTTCAACGTTATCATCAGGAATAAATGCATCAGTTACATCTTTAACTATGGCAAGTTCCAGTTCTTTTCCATCATCAGGAACTGTACAGATAGGAACAGAGCTAATTACATATACAGGAAATAGTGGCGGAACATTATCAGGATTAACAAGAGGTGCCGTTGGTACCACAGCAGCAATACATTCTAGTGGTGCAACAGTAACAGATGCATCAAACTTCTTTTCATGGAATGCTGCAGCATCAGGAGATATTGTAACAGCTCCTGGACTTTGGTCACTAGATAACTTTGGTAATAAACTTATTGCAACAATAAATGGCGGTGAAAGTTTTGAGTGGGATTCAAACCCTACAGGTGCAAACAACACAAGAGCAACAATTATATCTGGTGCACCCACTGCATCTGCATTTAGTTTAGTTTCAACTCCAGACAGACACTTAATATTTTTTGGCACAGAAACAACGGTTGGAACATCATCCACACAAGATCCTATGTTTGTAAGATTTTCTTCTCAAGAAGATATTAATACTTACGCACCAAGTGCAACAAATACTGCAGGTACACAAAGACTTGCAGATGGATCTAAGATTGTTGGAGCAATCAGAGGCCGTGATGCAATTTATGTTTGGACAGATACAGCATTGTTTACCATGAGGTTTGTTGGTCCACCATTTACTTTCTCGTTTCAACAAGTTGGTACAAACTGTGGATTGATTGGACAGAACGCAGCTGTTGAGGTTGATGGTACAGCTTATTGGATGTCAGAAAATGGTTTCTTTAGATATGCTGGTAGATTAGAATCGTTACCGTGTTTAGTTGAGGATCATGTATTTGATGACATCAACACAATTCCAAAACAACATATCAATGCAGGTCTTAATAACTTGTTTGGTGAAGTTATGTGGTTCTATCCAAACTCTGGATCAGGGACAGTTAATAGAATGGTTGCATTCAATTATCTAGATTCAAGTCCCGAGCGACCAGTATGGACTACGGGAACATTAGCAAGAACTGCATGGCAAGACTCTGCTGTATTTGGTAAACCACACGCAACAGAATATGATACAAGTTCTAACGGCACATCAGGTTCTTCAACATTTGTACAAGGTAATGTTGACGGTGTTAGTTATTATTATGAACATGAAAAAGGACTGGATCAAATAAGAGAAGGTGCAACTACATCAATTACTGCATCAATTGAATCTGGAGATTTTGATATAGGTTCACAGGGGTTATCAGGGGACGGTGAGTTTATGATGAAAATAAGAAGAGTGATACCAGACTTTCTTGCACAAACAGGAGATGCAAGGATAACATTAAACTTAAGAGATTTTCCAAATGATACAGCAGCTAGTTCAACATTAGGACCATTTACTGTAACGAGTGGCACACAAAAAATAGATACACGTGCACGTGCTAGATCGATATCATTAAAGATAGATAACACAAGCACAAGTCAGTTTTGGAAACTAGGAACTTTTAGAATAGACTATCAACCGGATGGAAGAAGATAATGGCAAAAATTGTACAATCGTTAACACAGCCACCAAGAGAATATAATCAAGAATCATTTTTATCTTTGGTTAGAGATTTAAATGGTTTAGTAGAAAAATTAAACACAACTTTTCAAGAAGAAAAAGGAGAAGATAACGAAGCAACTATCTTTTTTTTAGGAGGATAATGGCAAATAGTTTTATAAGTAAAAAAGCAGATCTAACGTCTACAAATATTACAACCTTATATACAGTTCCTACTGCAACAACTGCTATAATTAAATCTATATTAGTAAGTGACGATAGTGGTAGTGGATCTACTATAACTATACAAATAGATGTAGGTGACCTAACTTTATTTAGTGTTGCACATCAAAAAACTATATCTGCCAATACTCCGACTGAGATATTAACAAACCCATTGGTGATTGAGACTGGAGAAATAGTAAAGGTTACAGCCGGCAATGCAAATAGACTACATGTATTACTTTCAGCTATGGAAGTATTACCAAGAACTGTTACAACATAGCCTTGATTTATTAGTTAAAAGCTAGTAAATTGATAAATTCAGGTGTAATTCCTGCCTAAATAATATAATAATAATTGACATATATATGATTACAAGAGGACAAATGCCAAGACAATTACGTAATAAAGGAGGGATAACTAATGTTGTTCCTAGAGAAGGTTTTATATTTGGTGGCATAACAAAAAGAATACGAAAACTTATACCTAATGAGATTGCAAATTTTGCAAGTAAAGCAGCACCATTTGTTGCACCATTTAATCCTGGTGCTGCAGCTTTAATGAGAGGTATAGGTAGATTTGATAAACGAGGAAGTTTTAGTGATGCAATTAAACAAGGCCTTGGAACTTTTGCTTTTGGTAAAGCTGCAGGATATTTAGGTGGCGCACAAAGCGATGGTGGTATTTTTGGTGGTCAAACATTTAGTAAACAAGGTTTTAGTGAAGGCCCAGTGGGTAGATTGTTTCAAGGTGGAAAAGAAAAATTATTAAGTGACGGAGTTACAACTGGAGCAAAAACAGACAAAGGAGTTGGATTTATTAAAAAAGGAACTGAAATGTTTAAAGATGTTCCAATATTAGGAGAACTACCTAATATAGTGCAACAACAAATATTAGTTGGCGGAGCGACCGCTGCAGGTAGTTACATATATCAAAAATTTTTAGCAGATGAACCACCACAAGATGAAGGTGAAACCATGGAAGAATATTTAGCTAGAAGAAAACAAAACGTTGGTAATAAAATGAGAACGTACTTTGATAATTATTTTAAATTTGACCCAGAGTATTCTGCATTAGATGATGCAGGTAAAGATGCTTTTGTTGCAAGATATAATTTAAAAAAAGGTGGTAGAGTTGGTTATCAAACTGGCGGTATCACTATGGCTAATACACTTGCAGAAAACATAAGACGTAATATAGCTAACCAAGCTGCAGTTGCGCAACAATTCCAAGCAGCAAGAAGCAGGCTACCAGGTTACGTAGAACCTGTAGTTCCGCCTGCACCTACACAACCTATATTAGAAGAAAGTGATGAAGGAACAATAGGCCCGGTGTTACCAGTAGAACCACCAACACAAATGCCTATTGAAGAAGAACCAAAAGTAATACCAATTGAATCTGACATGATACCAATACCATTACCTGGTGGTGGCGGTGGATTTGGTAGTATATTACCAGGTTTGATTGGAGATGTTCTTGATCAAGATCCAGATGCTTTTGCTCCACAGCCAACATTACCTGTAGAACCTCAAACAGATCAAGACATACTTGAAGGTTATGCAAAATTTAAAGAACAAAATCCAGGAGTTGGAATGGGACCAGGTTTACAAGTTATGATTTATGGTAGACTACCGAATGGGACACCACTTGTATTTCCTAACAGTGCACAAGCTGCTGCTTTTAATCAGTATTTAGAATCTATAGGACAACCACCTTTTGAAAGAGTTTCTGGTGATATTAGAAAAATAACTGACAATGAAGAAAAAAGTTTATCTAAACTAGCAGGCGGTGGCATGCCAACAGGCGGCAGGGTAGGTTATCAAAATGGTGGTATTTCTATGGCTAATACACTTGCAGAAAATATAAGACGTAATAGAGCTGCACAAGCTGCATTTAATCAAATGATTAGACCAGCTCAAATAAAAGCTTCTAAAATAACACCATCTAAAATTACACCAATACAACCAACACCATCTAAAATTACACCAATACAACCAACACCATCTAAAATTACACCAATAGAAACTAGACCAATAGAAATTAAAGAACTTAATCTAAATAGGAACCCTGCATTAAATTTTTTTAAACCACAGCAACCACAATTTTTAACGCCAACAAAAACACAAATACAAACAGGTCCTCAACCAGGAGAATTAGATCCACTTGGTTTACCAATGTCTATGACCATGTTACCTGGAGACGGTCTTCAAAGTCTTGCTGAAATGGAAGCTATTACAAAAAGAATAGAAGCAGCTCAAGCAGCTATGAAACCTACTTATGAAGAAAGATTAATGGGCGAAAGTTGGGATACATTGAGTGACAATGATCAATATATAATAGCTCAAGAGTATCCAGGTGAAACACCACCAAGAAGAAACCCTGATTTTGTTCCTGGTTTAGCATCAGGCGGCATGCCAACAGGTATTATGAAGACTAATAAAGCAGGTGTCATGGAACGAGACTACAGAGACAAAGGTGGTTTTGTGCCTGTGGGTATTAAAGAAAAAGCAGACGATGTCCCTGCTATGTTATCTAAGAATGAGTTTGTAATGACAGCTAACGCGGTTCGAGGAGCGGGCAACGGGAGCATTGAAAAGGGAGCACAAAAGATGTATGATACTATGAAAAAATTAGAAAAGAGAGTTGTATAATGTCAATAACAGAAACAAGAACATTACCACCAGAATTTATAGAAGCAGCACAAAAAACATATTTAACTGATTTATCAAGACAAGCAGGGATACCAAGTATTACTACAGCTGTTCAACAACAGCCTGGTGAGACTGCAGCTCAATTTGCACAAAGACAAGCACAAGCTCAACAGTTTGGTATTACAAGAGCAGGTATGGCTGAACTTGCACCACAAGTTGCAGCTCAAGATGCTTACCAAGCAGCAGCGTATCAACAAGCAGTAGACCCAACTACAGGTCTTGGATCTTTTCAACCGTTTTTAACAGCAGCACAAACAGCAGCGACGGGAGCAACAGCTCTAACAGGCACGGGTGCAGGAACCGGAGCAGGATCAGTTCAATCTTACATGTCACCTTATCAACAACAAGTTATTGATACAACGCTATCAGAATTTGATAAACAAGCACAAATAAGACAAAATCAATTAGCAGCTCAAACATTAGGTGTGCCAGGTGCTTTTGGTGGAGGACGTGAAGGTGTACAAAGAGCCGAGTATCAGGCAACAAGTGACAGGAATCGGGCAGCAACTCAAGCTAATTTATTACAACAAGGATTTCAAAACGCAGTAGCAAGAAGACAACAAGATTTACAAAATCAAATGGGCTTATCAGAATTACAATCAGGTTTAGGTGCAAGAGCACAAGACTTTACTAGAGCACAGATATCTGGTCTTGGTACATTGGGAGCACAACAACAAGCACAAGCACAAGCTGTTCTTGATGCACAAAGACAAGCATCACAAATGGCAGTTGATGATCCAAGACAAAGATTAGCTATGTTTGGTCAAGGTATTACAGGACTAACACCAGGAGCAGGATCAGTGCAACTTAGCCCAGAACAACCAGCAGCAGCACAAAGCAGCCCACTAATGACAGCATTAGGTTTAGGTTTAGCAGGAGCTGATATATACGGAAGAATATTTAAATAATGTCTAGAATTTTAAAAAGACCAATGTTTAGAAGAGGTGGGTCCACTAACGATGGTATCATGACTGGTATTGTTGATAGAGAAAAAAAAGCAGAAGGTGATATTGGATCTAGAACAGAAGAAATATTAGCAGCAATGCAAAAGTATGCACCATTGGAAAAAACAAGATTTCCAATAGGTCAAATAGGGTTGAATTTAGCATCTGGTCAATTTGCTGGAAGTGGTGCGTTACAAAATATTATTGGTTCTGCACAAGATCCATATGCTAAATTTGTAAAAGCAGATGATGCAAAAAGAGCAGCTTTAGCTAAAAGAAGAGCGGGAGCTGTAGGCATAGCTATTTCAGAACAATCTGCAAAAGATTTAGCAAAAATAAAAGCTAAATCAAAAGATTTTTACGCAGCGCAAACTCCAGAAGAACAATTTAAAGTTAAAAGCAAAATATATTCAGAGTCTAGAGTTCCAGTTGTAAGAGATAATGCTACTAATATAGCTAATTTTGAAGTTAGACATAGAGATAAGCCTTATGTTCAATTAGGTTTTGTTTATAGTAATAAAACAAAAAAATTTGAACCTAATTTTTCTGCTATACCAGCTGGCACTATTACATTTAACCCTGTAGACAATTTTGCTTATAAAAGAGAGGGTGATAAATTTATAAGACTAGACCCAATTACATTATTACCGATTGAAAATGTTGACGGAACGGAGTAATTATGGCTTTTGTTATCGATCCCGAAACAGGTGCTTTGATACCAGAAAATCAATCAGAAAATAAATCTGATATAAATAAAAATCTTTATTCAACATCATTTGATGAAACTAATATAGATTTTGAAGACCCTAGTGAAATAGGTGGTGCTACTGCGTTTGCTGCAGGAGTGGGATCAGGTTTAATTAAAACGGTTGAAGGTGTAGTGTCATTAGGTGCAGAACTTATTGACCTTGGAGCAGACACAAACACAGCGGCATCTGTTGAACAATTTTTTGATAAATTAAATCCTTTTGAAGAAATAGCAGAACAACGAGCTGTAGGTAGATTAACAGAAGCGTTAATACAAATAGGTTTACCTGGAGGTGCTGGTGCTAAACTAGCAACAACATTAGCAACAAAAGCAATACGTGCAAAAAAAGCTGGTAAGTATGTAAGTTTTAAAGCTAATAATTTAAAAAAAGGTGCTAAAAAAGCACAAGATTTAAATAAATTATCTGGCACTGAAAGATTTGCAGCAGTAGTTGCAGGTGGTGCAGCAGGTGAAACTTTAGTTGCTGATGTAGAAAAAATAGGAACTATTGGTGATCTGTTTGAAGGAGGACCTACAGAACTAGATAGAGATGTTAGATCAGATCCTTCAGATGATGCTGCTAGAAAACTTATGAATAGAGTTAAGTTTGGAAGTGAATCTATTTTTTTAACACCTTTTGTGTATGGTACAGGGCTTGGCATAAAAACATTAGCAAAAAGAGGTAAAGAACTAGCGTATAGTAATTCTCAACTTGAAAGAGGATTAGATAAATTAGCTAGTGCTTTTAGATTTAGAGGTACTAAACCACAAGAAGTTGCAGTTGCAAAACAACAACAGCAAGCAAGAAAAATGAGAGATACTAACTTTGCAGAGGAGCAAGTTGCTAGAATAGATAAAGAAGTAGATAAAGTGTTTCCTGAATTTAGAAAAGTATTTAATGCATCTAGCGTAAAAGAAAGAAAAAATTTTTTAAAATTATTAGATGACGCTTTGTTTGAAGGCGATTTAACGAAAGCAGTTGATCCAAATATTATTAAATTAGTTAGAGAAACAATTAATAAAAGATTAGGAAAAGAAAAAGGAACAGAAGTTGGTAATAATATATTAACGGCTTTAGGAAAGACAAGAAAAGAATTTAATGATTTATTAGAAATTACAGCTCAAGGGCCGGGATCTAAAACAGATTTACCTGTTGGAGTAACAAAAGATCTTAGAAAAATTATGGGTAATAGAGTTAAAAATTATATAGGTAATACATTTGAAATATTTGAAAATGCAGAAGCAGGGTTTTTTCAAAAATATAAACCTACACAAAACGCTGTAAACAGAGTTAAACAAATATTTATGAGATATGCTGCAAAAAATAAAAACCCAATAACAGAGCTTGAAGCTGAGGGCATGGTTAATGATATTGTAAAAGATGTTAGAAAAATGAATCCTGGTAAAGATACATTACCTACATTTGCGTATCAAGATTTAGCTCCGTCAGCTAAAGACCCATATGCATTAAAAACATTTGCTCAAACTTTAGAAAAAAATTTACCTGGTGGTAAAAAAGAAATAAAAATTATTGGTAAAGGTAGCAAAGCGTTTAGAGAATTGTTTGGTGAAATAGAAGATGTAAGACACTCTGTTTTTGAAGGTATGAATAGACTATCAGGTATTGCAAGAAAAAATCAATTATTTGATGAAATATTGGATGTTGATGACGCAATGAAAGCCAAAGCAACTGCTGACACTCCTTTTGGTCAAAGAGGGTTTTTTCATTCTACACCTTTAAATGCTAAACGGGCATTTGGTAATCAAGCAGACATAGTTAAAATGGATGATTATGTAGAAGAGTATTTTAAAGATGGTGTATTAATAAATAGATTATCGGGAACATATACAACAAAGGAAATAGCAGAAGGTTTTACAAGTTCAGCTAATTTACAAAACTGGATGAGAGGAGAAGCAAAAGGTCAAGGTCCACTAGGTCAAACGGCATCTGCAGCTATTCGTTATGGATTATTAACACCAAAAGCAGGTGCACAGTATGCAAAAACAATTTTATCCATACCAACACACATAAGAAATTTTTTAAGTTCTGCTGCTTTTTCAGTTGCAAACGGTGCAATAATTTCTGATCCAAGAATTTTTGCAAGAGCTATGAGAAATGCTTTTGGTATTGTTCAAGTGGGTGGCCCTAGAAAACCTTTATCACAAGAAAAATACAGAGAATATTTAGAATTAGGTATCGTAAACACAAACGTTAGGCTTGGTGATCTTAGAAATCTTATGAAAGACGTAAGATTTGGTGAGGGTAATTTGGCTACAGATAGTATTTTAAAACCTATGCTTAATACTTTAGGTAAACGAGCATCTAGGGGTGTTAAAAAAGCTGGTAAGTTTATGCAAGATTTATATGTTGCAGAAGATGATATTTGGAAAATAATAAATTATGAAACACAATTAATAAAAAGAGGAGATTTATATAAAAAAGCAAATATTAAAATATCTGATCAAGCATTAAAAAGAGAAGTTGCAAAAATTGTGCAAGATACAGTTCCAAACTATGCAAAAGTTGGTGAATTTGTAAGAGGAATGCGTGTATCACCGTTTGGTAATTTTATGTCATGGCCATCAGAAATATTTAGAACAGGTTATGGTATATTTGAACAAGCGTTAAAAGATTTAAAAGATCCTATTACTGGAAGTATTTTAAGAAGCACTAATCCCATGAGATCAGAAGGTATAAAAAGACTGTTGGGTATGACATTTGTTACAGGTGTTTTACCTTATGGTTTTATAAAAGGTTCACAAGCTATATTTGGTGTATCAAACGAAGAAGCAGATGCAGCAAATGAATTTGTTGCACCGTGGGCTAAAGATTCACAAAAAATATATTTTAGAGATCCAAATACAGATGAATTATATTATTCAGATTGGTCTAAAAACAATGTGTATGATACACTTACAAGACCTTTTCAAACTGTAGTTAGAAACATACAAGAAGGTATAGAAGATGAAGAAGTTTTAATTAAAGGTTTTGTTCAAGGTATTGCAGAGGCTGCAGCACAAACAGCATCACCATTTATATCAGAGTCTATTTATACAGAGGCATTTATGGATATATGGGGTAGAGAAGGTAGAACTAGAGAAGGTAAACAATTATATAATGAACAAACACCAGGACCAGAAAAAATGGCGATTATAATACAACATTTAGCAAAAACTTTAGCACCTACCACACAACCATTTCAAAGAACTAAAAAAGCATTTACAGGGGAACCTGGAAGAGGTTCTGAAATATATGAAATACCCTATGAGCTTGCAGGTATATTTGGTTTTAGAGGAATAAAAGTTGATCCTAAAAAATCTTTAGGTTTTAAGTTATTTGAATATCAAAGAGCAATATCTGATTCTAGAAAATTATTTACAGGTGAAATAGATGTGACAGAAATGAGAACAGCATCAGATGTTATTGAAAGATATTTTTTAGCTAACAAAAAAATATTTGAAAACAGAAAAAAAATGTTAAACACAATTAATAATGCTCAAACAATTGGTTTATCTCCAACAGAGTCATTT